ATTAATCTAAAAACAGTTCTTGTTGAAAAACCTAATTGATTTGCAAGATTATAAGCATATTCAACATATTTAAAATCAATATAATCTGGAATTAAAATTTCTGATTCAAATTCAATTTGTTGAATAAGACTTTTCTGGTATATCTCATTATACATTCTGATATATTCTTCTTTTTCTCGGTCAACTATCATTTCAGTCATTCTTTTAGCTCCATTCTCAGTATTTTCAGCATTACTAACAGTAATATTACTGAAGAAAAAAGATGAGAACAAAAGAAAGAAAAATAGCATAATTTTTTTCATAATCATAATTTTAATAAAGTTATTTATCAGAAAATCAGTGAGTTAAATGTGTAATTTTCTGGATTATTTATGGTTTTTAAATGAAAATGCCCAGAAATGTAAGTTTTTCTGGGTAGTGTGTGAGTTAGTACAACCAAATTTTGAACAATATCAACCTTCCAAGAAGGGATTTTTCGAATTTCAGTGGTCAATATTTCTATATTATTATTCATTCTTTATTCAGTATAAATACTTTCGAATCTCACAAACTACAACTTATTTAGTTTCAGGTATATTACCTTCTGAAAATAATTTGACTTCTAATCCACCAATGAGTTGATATGCTGCCAGAACAAGTTTTTGTGCTTTTTTAACTCTTTTGCGCAATTCTTTATGTTTTATAAAGACTGGATGCTCAATTAGTATATCTTCCATCATATTAGCTACAATATATGCTCTATCAATTGCTTCAATATAAAAACCTTCATCAAGTTTTCCGATTTTTTTGACTTTTTCTTTGACATAATAAATGATTTAAATAAAAGAATTTATTTTTATAGAATAATTTCTCTTTTCACTCATTCGCTGAATTGTCTTTTCAGGCGAATAGTTGAATAAATATGATTCACCAATTCTGCTGAAACCACATTTGGTTGCAATTGAAAAAAGTTTATATTCATTTGTTTCTGTATCTTTCCTTTCAAGCAATTCATTTAATTTATAATACTCTACAGCAGGAACAAATTCAAGTTTTTTGTTGTCTTCAAGCAAAAGTTTTATTTCAATTATTTCCCGCTTATAATAATGATCTTTATCTATTTTATTATCCTGTAGTGGTTTAACCAACGCAATGATAGCATCATTTTCATTAAAATGTTCCCTGTATAGTAATTCAACGAACTCTTCAGTTAATCCGAATTTTCTAAAATCTGGACGTACTATAAGATTTGTAACAAACACGATCTTCTTGTATTTGGTTATATCGATCTCTTTGTTTTTTATCACACTCAGTAATTCAGTATATAAGAATTCTGCTTTGTGCTTTTTCATGAGTTTCATTAAATCTGCATTAAACTTAAGACCTAACCCTATATTCCATTCTGAAAGTTCAAACTCACCCATAAGTACAGGTGGTTTATATTCTTTTACCCTAATGAGAGATATTGTCCCACGATATTCAGTAATAAGACTTTCATCATCATTAACTAAGTCAAAATTTTTATGATAACAAATGGTCTTAAATGTTGTTTTATCCCAAATATCCCAATATTTTTTTTCTATTTGCATAATAATATAAATGTCAAATGTAAGTTAAATTTTTTGAAAATGCAAGTTTTAGTCTAAATCCTGCTCCTTCTTCATCCTGATTAATAGGTTTGTGAAGTATATAGATATCTCATTTATATCAAGATAATCCTTTGGTTCAAAATTGTCATCCATCCATTGACTCCAGAAAAGTTGAATGCCAAATCTGTTCATATCATTGATAAAGTCATTAATAGTTTTGGGTAGCGGTAATTTTTGTGAATCTTTTTTTGGAAATTTAATGATATAATATCCTGCATAGAATTCAAGAACAATATTTTCTTCATTATAAAATTTACACCAAGTTTCCATGTTTTTACCATGCCATCCATCAAATATTACATTAATGCCATCTTCTTTAGTAATTGAATACAGTAAATTAATTGAGAAAGGAAGCGAAATGAATTTTTTATACATTTCGCAACCTATTGTCTGAATATACGGTACTACTTTTAACATTATTGTACGATATAAGTGCCATCATTATTTGGCTTAAGTACAACTTTGTGAATACTAAAATCTACTTTACCCTGATATTGTGTTTTCTTACTGTGATTAACAATTATTATGGTAACAGTACCATCAGAATCTATCGTTACACTTCCATTTTTACTCCCAACACCATAATCCTGCTGTTCATTTTCGCTTATTGAACTCTGTGGAAAATAACTGGAATATGACCAAATTTTACTTGCAAGACTACTACCTTCTGGCATAAAAGTTCTGATCTGCATATAATCAATTTGTACTGGTTTATCAGTTGCTTTAACCCAACCAGTTTTATCCAAGCGAAACAAATAGATACCTCTTTCTCTTCTCTCATTATCTTTTACCCATTTTGTCATACATAATTTGCAAGTGTCATATGAAAGCATATACAGTTTTTTATTGGCAATAAATGAATATGCACTCTTATCAAAATATTCAACAGCAGTTTTATAATAAGGATTATTTATGTCATTATTTTTCAATATCTCAACGGACTCTGGAGATTCATGTTCCATCAGAGCATATTGAGGTCTTTCCACGAAATACTCAAGTAAAGATGGCTTCCACGTTTGTGCAAATACTACACCTGTGAGTAGCATAATTCCGATAATTAAAACAATTCTTTTCATAATTTTGAGTTTATTAATGTGCTTCTTATACGGAAATAACATTAAAAAGGTTACAAAAAAAGCACATATTTGTATATATGCTTTAAATGTAGTTAATTCAATATTATTGTAAAGTAAATTCAGATACTACTAATACCATTAAATTTGTTGGTAGTTTATCTTCTTTCAATTCACTTTTAACAATAGCATCTACTGAATAATCGCTGAGTAGTTCACCAATATTCATCCAAGTTCTATCGTTTAATTCAAGTATTGTTTTTTCAGTATCTGCATCAATAAATTTGACTTTAAGTCTTGGTGTATCCTTTATATATCTTGCCATAATTATTTAGTATTAATTTTATTATATTTTTCAAATTTTCTTTTCATATAAATTGTTGCATCATTATATAACCAATTCATAAATGTTCTTACTTGATTATTACCAGTCAAGCGAACATTACCAATATCACCATACCTAATACATGATTTCATATTGACATTAATGACATTTTTCACATATTCTGCAAGTCCATCACAGAAGTTAACGTTTGATGTAATAGTAAATGTAATGTTTTTTGGTTTATTTGTTGGAACACATAAGCATCCATCCCCATCAAAATAGCCACGAATAAAATGTTGATATAGTGACTTATTTTTTAATTCTGGAAATCTTATTTTAAATGTTTTTGCCTTTATACAACCATGCTTAATTAAATCATTTTTCATTATCTTGGATGCTATTTCAAATCTATATTGTGGCTTTGTATTATTTCTTGATTTACGATATCCTAAAATTATTTTACCATATAAGATCATTGAAATCTTTTCAAGTAATTCTTTATCAATTTCCATCAATGTAATTCCAAAACCATTATTATTAATATATCCATCAGCATATAATAACCCTAAAATATACGCTTTTTCTTCAGTGTTAATATTTTTAAAATAGTTTTCATTTAATATTTGATGCTTTCTTGCTGTCTTATCTTGTTTTCTTAAATGAATATTGTTTCGTAATAAAATCCGTTGAATTGTGGTTCTATGTAATTTATATTTATTACTAATTTCTTTATTAATAGTGCCATTAGAATACTCTGCAACGATATTTTTTTCTATCTCTTTATTAATCTTTTTCATATTATTAATTTAATAATAAATACTAAAGTATTAATAAAAGACCACTTAATGATGCAATAAAGATTTATTTTGGATATTTAATATTGTGTTTCTTAAATAAATATAATAATGCCTCTGCATTTCCACGACTATCATCAACTGGATTATGAGTGTGATTGGTTATTCTGTGCTTTTTCCAAGAATAAAAGAGATCATGCTCTGCACCACAGTAAAGATCACCAATACGTCTGGATGACCAACCGAACGGATTTTTACCACAATAAACATGAAAGTAATAATTAATCCATGAAGCATCATAGCCATTATTGTCTGAGATAAGAACAGGTTTACCTATCGAATGCTCATTAAGCCACTTTGCAAAATTTTCCATAACACTTTTGGGATGTGAAAAATTTTCATGTTCTTCACGACTAAATCCACTTACAGCAAGTGCGTCAGGTATCCACTGATCTGAAATTGGCATCATTTGACCATAAAAGGTAGTATCAAGTTCAGGTGTTAATTTAACTACACCAAAGCACACAATACTGTGTCTTCCAATTATCTGTCCGTCTGATTCAACATCTGTTACAAATAAACTCATTTTCTTCTGAATATGGATTTTATTATTGATGTGATAACACTACCAATGATTATAAGTACAAGGATAAAACCCCAAAAATGGTTTTGATCTTGACTAAGATATTCTAAAAATTCTTTTAGTGTCATAGTATTATTTTAAATGAATATGTGTTTTAGTATAAAATTCGTAAAAAATAAAACAAGAAAATGCTATGGCAAATACCATTCCCGATAAACCATGTGCAATATCACCCATACTTGCATCTTTATGATATTCATTTTTATATTTTTTTATATAATTTATATCAGGAAGTTCAAATGTCATTATTATATACGTCAGAGAATATACTATAAAACATATTGTAAATATTATAGGATATACAAACCATTTTTCCAGAAAAAGAATTATTTTCCACATAGTTTATACTTTTAATGCAAGTTTCTGTAAGTTTGCTCTAAACATATCACGAGCGAAAATAAATAATCCAATTTCATAAAGAAGATGCATGAAAGTCATTGCATAATGTACTATAATTAATAATGATGCAACAATCAGTCCAAAAGTAAGTTTACTTGCCCAACCATTGAATTTACCAAACATTTGTTTGATACGATTCCAATGGATTTTTTCTTTCTTCAAAAAAATTTGTAATAATGTAGTTTTCATTCAATTTCAATTAAAATAATAACACATGGAATAAAAAGATTATGTGTAATTTTTATAACTTGTCCGTTATAATTTTCGATTTCAACATATTCGTCCTTTCTTGGCAAAAACAATCTATCTGATTGGCGTGAAAATTTTTTAATTGTTATACCTTTTTTATCTTGATATATATAATGTATCAATTCCATTAGAAGGGAAGTTTTTTGATTAATGAATCTGGTATCATTATATATTCTTTTGGCGGTATGTATATTACGGTAGCCGTTTTTACTCTTGGAAAACTAAAGCCAGTAATCCAGTTACTTGGTGGTACACTATAAACAAGTTTCCTTTTAGTAATATATATAAGCGTATCGTTACCGCTTGATGCAACATAAGTCAGATCATAATTATAGTATGTCTGCTTGTATTCAGTTTTGAATACACCGAAATACTTGTTCTTTCCCTTTTTATCTATAGTATAGAGTACAAAACTAACTGGACTTTGTTTTTTGGTGCTGTCCTTCCAGAATTCTTTTCCTTCATGATCGTTATACCAATCATAATTTGTTATGAATTTTAGGTTCATCTGTTCAGGAAAAAGACTGTCTATACGTTGAAATCCGTCTTTGAATAGAATGCTGTCAGGCATATAGAATGTATATAAAGATTTAGTCCAAACAGTTTCGACTTTTGTTTCTAAATGTCCACGCACAATAAAATTGGTGGTAAGTGTGGCAACGAGTGCCACACCAGTACCAATTAATAAAACAAGGTATCTATTTTCCCAAAATTTATTCTTGAAAAAACACAACGAAACGATTGCTGTTGCAATAAATGATAATACAAAAATTAACATAATTTTAAGTTTTTTAGGTTAGACAATAAAACTATTTCTTTTCTTCTTCGTCAAAGCCACGCCATTCCAGACCCGGGCACAGACCCGTATAGTCAGCATGTACATACTCACCGAATACGCCAGTACTGTTAGCCAGACCACGACCAACTGAACAGAGACCACCCCATATTAATTTGGCAAGATTTACAAGTAATAAGTTCCAAAGAACGGTATAGAAGATGAATTTAACTGGATAGCCAATTATATAAAGTACTGCATAGAACAGTCCTAATCCAATATATTTTACTGGATACCATACAAACCAGATAAGTGGTTCAACATACCACACCTTTTTACCACCATTATACTTGTTAATAACATTCTGTAACCATCCACCGATGAATACTCCGATAAAATATAATAAACCACATGCTGCTGCAATTATAATAATTGCAACAAGTACATACCAGAATTTAATCAATGCATCAATTGCTATCATAAGTGCCAATGCAAAATATTCTACCACAAAGAATGCTCCTACAAGCAGTATAAGAGTAATAAGCGCACCAATAACTTGTTTAGTTCTCTTAATAAGCGTTTTAGTATCACCTTTGAAAATGAATGCCTTGCGAAATGATACAAAGAAATTATTTATACTATCGTTAAGTGGTTTCATACGAGCATCCCAGATAGCTTTCTTTGCTGCTCTTTTTGCTTCACGAACTTCTTCGATTTTTCTCTGCTCTTCTTCTTTTGCATATCTTTCTTGTTTACATTTATCACGTGCTTCACAAACTTCCTTACGCCAAATATCCCAATCAGCATAGATTTGATCTTTTTTTGCTTTATCGTATTTTGCTCCTTCACCGTATTTTTTAGTCAGAAAGTAATTGAAAAAATCATCATCATTAGTATCGAAAAATACTTTTGCTGTAAGTGGAAGTTTCTGAACATCTTTCTTACTTGTGTAACGATTCTGATATATTTCATAAGCAGTAATGTCATCAAGACTCTGAATCCAGTTATCAACAGATTTTTCGAGACACCAGACAAATCCTTTTGGAAATAATAACACAATATATTTCAACACCTGAAATATTGCAAGAAATGAACAAGCAAACAATGAGAATATAAGCAGCCAGAAATATGGACAACCATTCTGCATTGTCTGTGGAGTTGGTGCATTATCACCAAGTACATACTTTACCAATTGATAGTGCCACGAATTTTTATCGACTACCATAAGTTTGGGTTTTTCAGCATGAATGATAAATTCATCATCACCTAATTTGAAGCGAATTTTGTCGTTTACAGCAATATCTGTACCGCTAATGTGTTCGATTACTTTTATATAGTAACCTTGACTGTCTTTATAAAGAAAGCCTTTGAAATTGCAACCTTTACCATCATAGGCAGTAGGATTGTTGTACTCAACAACCTTGTTCAGTAATAATTCCAGTTTGTCGTTTTTCATAAAAATAAAGTTATACATTGTTTTACATTAAAAATTTTAATATTTTTTTTTTAACACCTTCTTGATTAAGTCCATCAGTAGAACTTGTGCACCAAACAAAATGATCTGAAACCCAACCAGTGAGATTCATATCATCAACAACGGCATAATTTTCAATTTGATATTGTCGGGTATACCTTAGTATTTCAAATCCACGACACATATCCGCATCTTGAAATTTAGTGAATTGTGTACCCCAGAAATTAGGAGTATAGTCTTTAACTGGTGAAATAACACCATTATGTTTAAAAACCTCATTCATTTCTTTGAGTTGTAATTGTAATCTTCTGTCACTGGTAAGGATAATAAAAGGATTAACAGCTTCGATGATTTCATTTAATACCGCAACACACTTAGGGTCAAATGGCTCTGTTATGTACGTAAATTGTATTGCTGAATCGAATTCTCTTTCTGTTATCATAACACTATCAAGATCAAGAAATAAATATTTTTTTTCATTTTTCATTCTGTGCGTATTATACGTAGTCCTTATTTAAAAGGTTACAAAAATCTTACTCAATTCCAAAAATATTTTTTATTGCCTCTGTAAATCTGGACTTTGGCTGTGCTCCCATCATCATTTGAGGTATACCTTCAATTGGTATAAATAAAATAGAAGGTATGCTTCTAATACCAAATATTGCAGCCAATTCACTCTGTGCATCCGTATCAATTTTATAAAAATCAATACCCGTATATTCGATGCTAAGTTGTTTCAGAATTGGAGCGACCATTTTACAGGGATTACACCAATCTGCATAAAAATCAATTACAACTGGCTTAGTACCAAGAAGTTTTTTATCTGTTCCACTAAAATCGTATACCTTTTCTTTAAAGGTTTCTGCCGTTAAATTTTCCATAATAATTTATTTTTAATTAAATCCACCGTAAGTTACATCTTTCTTAATTTCCTTACCGCATATTTTGCAAATATATGTCTTTATATATTGACATCTATCATAATAACTACCTTCAACATATGAATCTTTTATTTCATATTCATCATGAATACATGCAACATGCATTTCTTCGGTTTTATCTTCAATATCTTTATTTAATTTTTCACGTCTACGTCTTAGACGATTTACGATTTCTCGTAATACCAATGCCTTGGCATTTGCACCTTCAGTTTTTTTCATTATTCTAATTTTAAATTCAAATAAGTTCCTTTTACTCCATGAGCAAAATCTAATTCTGCCCATAGTAGTTTGAGCAATTCCTGATCAAGATATTGTGTATACCATTTTAATGCTGATTGAAATATCGGTTTACGATATTGATATTCATCAACATATTTATTATACATTGAACTGCCATTTGCCTTACTAAATGTAGCATTTGACCAAATATCTGCCATTTTAAGAATGATAGCACGATGATCTTCAACAGTCTTACCCATTGTAAGTAAATGTTTCATAAGTCTGTTTTCAGCAGGTACGTCAGTTACTCTGAGTACAATATCAGCAACATCTTTATTTGATACAACGTTAAGTATATTGTTATATGTTTGTTTGGCATCTTCCATACTATCATGAAAAAAAGACGCTATATAAGTAACAACATAATCATTATAGTTTTTAAATATGTCTTGATATTTTTCAATAGCATTTGCAACCATATCAATATGATAAATATATTCACTATCACCATATTTACAATTAGCATCATTATATTGTTGACGTGCAATTTCTCTTAAATTTTTAAAATCAAATTCTTTCATATATTAAATTAAATGTTTCCAAGTATAGTTATTTACTATTTTCCATATACAAGGTTTATTTACATTATATTTACTTGCAAGGTCTTTTGTTATTATTCCGTTTTCATATTCTTTTCGAATTTCCATTACAATTTCATTTGTTAACTTAGAGTTTGGATTATTATCGCCAATTCTTTGTTTTGATTGTTTTGTTTTTGTTTTTTCTGAATATTTTAAACCTGTTTTTATTTTTCTTAAATTTTCTTTAAATAATTCACTTCGTGTTTTTCCAAACATTGGATTTTTTTCACCAGAAACATCAGCATGATGTAACGATATGTTTTTTTTATGTTCAATAGTTAATTTTTTATTTTGCCAATAACCACCACATATTATACTATTTCCATCGCCACCTTCAGTAATATTATATCCTTTTAACCTATTTCTTGCATCAAAAAAATTTATCCAATAAATTTCACGAACAGATAATTGTTCTTCATCAACACATTGCTCAATAATTTCTTTATCAAAATTTTCTTTTCCATATTTTTTTATTGCTAATTTTATTTTTTTACCTGACCCCCAATAGTTTTTTCTTTTTGATGCGTGTTTACCAATATAAATTTTTTGGTTAATTTTATTTGTTATTTTATATATGTACATAATTGAAAATTTTATATAAATACTAAAAATCTTCAATTAGTTCATGTCATTTTTATTTTCGTGTTCGTTTAATTCGTTTAACAATTTTTTATAATAGTTCATATTTGTTTCAGCTTTAATAACTGCCTGACCTAATGAATGAAATTCTTCTTGTAGTCTTTTAAACTCAGTTTCTACTTTTTTCCACATATAATATGTATCATCATATTCTCTTGTGGCATCTTCCACTTTCGTTTCAAGATGATTTCTTATTTCTTCCATTGTGTTTATTTTAAACAACAAAAGTAATATAATTTATTTAATCAACAAATTTTTTTGAAAAAAGTTGCAATTATAATAATTTAGTTATATTTGCATAAAATATTGTAACCTTTCATCAATCATATACGTATAAAGGGCATGAAAATTACAAAAAAATTATTAACCAATCTTTTAAAAATCATGAAAATTAATGGTTTTCACATAATTATTAGTGGTGAAAACCCTACAACATATAATGTTGAAGGTGGTTTTTATTTCGATAATGAAAAAGAACTTGAAGCATTCAGAAATAAATTAAAGACACTTTTTACCGATCATTGTGGTGGCGAAGTACATGTTGAAACATTTTACGAACGTGACGCAAGAATAGCAAAAGAATGGTTGAACCAGAGATAAATAAATTTAACATAGTAGAGAATATAAAAAATTTTTTACACATAAAATCTTTTAATTATGATAAATATGAGAATTGGTTCAAAAGTAAATGACGGACAAGTTTTTGTAAATTGTAATGATATACTTAAGTCATTATATTCTGATTTAGCAGATACTGAAAACAGTGAAGTTAAAAAATACATTAAAGGTAATATTGAACTCTGGGAAGACTACGAAAAAAGCATATTACTTAAAGCAGGAATATTATGAAATTTCTTATTCAAAAAATCAATGGAGAAATCAGACATGATTTCACCTTCGCTTTACTTGAGTCTATAAGATTCAAGAACTGGCTAAGTCGTAATGACAAGAAAGATAAGATCATGGTTAAGTTTCTTAATTATATCGAAGTAACTGAGCCTAATGACATATATCCAATACAATTTAAGCCTTGTCACAAAAATTATGTGCCTGTTGGTAGTGTTGAGTTTGTAACAGAATTTTTGGGTCACTTTTATGGCTTAAAACCAAAGCCAATAAACGTACCTGAATGCTTATTTGAACCACGATATTCCCAAAGACCAATATTCAATGGCAATCACATGGACTTGGAAAATCTTCATGGAAAATGGTTTGTCAAAAGCAACACAACAATCAAAGGTTATGCTGAAATGATTACTCGTGACATAAATCACGGTCTTCAAATACCCGCAGGTAATTATCAGATTTCTGAATATATTCCCATTGATAGTGAATGGCGCACCTTTGTATTTGAAGGTAAAATAGTTGGCTTAAAGCACTATACTGGCGAATTTATTAAATTTCCCCAGATTCAATCAATTAGTAACATGGTAAGTGCATTTGAAAGATCAGGCATAGCACCTGTTGCATATACTTTGGATGTTGGAGTGAATGATTATCACACGTTCGTTATTGAAGTGCATGACTTCTTTAGTTGTGGATTGTATGGTTTTAACGATGCAAAATATCCGAACATGTTACATAAATGGTTTTATCAGTATTTGCAAAGAGAAATGGTAAAAAATAAACTTTAAATTAAAACAATATGACATTAGCATTATTAATTACAATCGGAGTTATTGTTTACTTTATAATAGGTAGAACAGTAATAAACATTTTTGAAGAATATGATTTTGTAGACGCTGAAGACTGGAAATTCATAGCAGTACTTATATTTCCACTTGTGGCAATTTGGGTACTTGTTATGCAAGCCTCTGAATATCTTTCAGATGTGTTTACAGAACTAATGACAGGTAAAAAAAGAAATAAGTGGTAACTATGAGCGAAGAAATCTGGGGAATTCCCCTAAAAACAGAACCGAAACTTTTTAAAAAGACCAGTACTGGCGCAATTCAGGAATGGGAAGTAAGTGTAGCAATCATCGATGGTGACGTAACTATAATAAATAAGTACGGACAGGTTGATGGTAAAATCCAAACAAGTCTGGAACAAGTGCTTGAAGGTAAGAATGCAGGTAGATCAAATGAAACTACACCCATTCAACAAGGTTTGGCACAAGCTAAAGCCAGATGGGATAAGCAATTGAAGAAAGGTTATGTTCAATCTATCGAAGATGCCCAAGCAGGTAAAGTAGATGCTGTTATTGAAGGTGGTATTTTACCAATGCTTGCACATAAATTCTGGGAGCAATGGAAAAAAATTAAATTTCCTGCACTGGCACAGCCGAAACTCGATGGTCATAGAAGTCCTTCACAAATGGATAATCACGACTTTGGTATTTCATATTCAATGTGGAGCAGAACCAGAAAAGAAATAAACAGCGTGCCACATATCAATAAAGCACTTCGTGAAGTACTGAGATTTGATGATATTAAACATTTGGATGGTGAACTCTATAATCACGACTACAGAGAAAATTTCGAAGAATTAACTTCGTTAATCACGCCAGACGAACCAAGAGAAGGTCATGAAGTGGTTCAATATCACGTATATGATATGCCACATCCAACTATGACAAACTACGAAAGATATCAAAAGTTGGAAGAATTACGTTCGAGATTTGAAGGTACACCAGTTCATATTGTTGAAACACGTGTTGTTAATAATAAAGAAGAATTGATGCAAGCCTATGAAGACTTCATGGAAATGGGATATGAAGGTGCTATTGTTAGAAATATGGATGGATTATATGTTAATAAACGTTCGTATGATCTGCAGAAAGTCAAAGTATTTGATGATGATGAATTTCGCATTGTTGATATTAAAGTTGGCACTAAAGGCAGTATGGCGGGTAAAGCTGTATTCATTTGTGAACGAACCAGAGAAGATCAGAAACTCCCAGCAGGTGTGACCTTTGACTGTAAACTTAAAGGTGATATGGAAAAACTTAAAGAATATGCTGAAGACCCTTCACTTGTGATCGGTAAGATAGTTACTGTACAGTATCAGGGATATACAAGAAAGAACCTGAAACCCCGTTTCCCTGTTGCATTACGTTTCAGAGTAGACCTATAAAATTTATGATATGGAAAAGAAAAAAATTGTTTATCAGGAAACCTATAACAAAGGTACAATAGCAACCAATAAGCAACAAATCATTGATGTGATTGAAGCTGACGACACTGTTATATTCGTCAATAAAGCTGGCGAATATGACAATGGCAAAGAATTCATTACAATAACTTTTGAATTTAAAAAGAAAAAGAAATAATGGAAGTAAAAGGCACATATAAACTGTCTTATACTCTCGACAAGGAATTGCATGAATTCGTCTTACATGTTGAACTTCGGCAAGTTGAGGGTATACCACCAAAAGGTAGAAATATCTGGGAAGGCATTGCAACATTTAATGGTCAACCATATACAAAAGAAGACCTACGTTGGTGTGTGAATGCATATATTGCTGCTGAACGTATTGGCAAGAAATTAAGAGACGATCTTAAAGCCACCGCAAAAACTTCAGGACAAAGTTTTAGAATAAAAAAGGAGGAAATAAAATGATAGCACTTGTAACAATACCATTAACACCAATATTTGTGGAAGACCCACAAATTGGTGGTTTTACTGCTTTCTTTAAAGAATTTCCCGAAATAATTACAGAAGGTGAAACTGAAGAAATTGCTTTATTTAATTTACGTAAAACAATATACGATGTTTATAGTTTTAAAAACACACAACCATGAAACAATATTATTTTAAATTAGACGGCTTTATTGATGCTGATCTGGTAAACAAAGTTTTATCGAAAGATCATATCGTAAAGGATGCAACTTTCAAAACAAAATTTCAATATGCTGAATCAAATGGCATGGGTCTTGAACCTACAGGCGAATTCGGATATGAAAATACTACCAGAGAAGTTGCAATACCTAAAAGTACACCTGATCTGGTTATTGATGCTGAAAATTACGGTGATTATTTGTCAAACGTAGTGTTTGATAAAATATTTATGAAAAAATTGTTTGAAATTGTAATACGAGAACTATGAAAATTGTCTTTTTTAAGTCACATCATGAAGATGGTGATAAAGCTGAAAAACTTTTAAAAGAAGCTAAAGTTGATTTTGTTACAATTTTGGCTTGTAATGATGTTGATGTACCAACATTAGTTGTTCCTGACAGCGTATATCCCTATGAGGGACTAAATGAAATTAAAGAATTTGTTGAATTACATAAAGTATAATTACTATGAAATTTAAAGCACTTAGAAAAAAAGAAACAAAAGAATTTGTAGAAATACAAGAATTCGGTGGGATGAATGTAGTTTTTACATCAGAATTACCCAATCCACAACCATTAACAGCTACCATTGATTTAATGAAACAAGTTTATGTAGGTAAATTTCCAGCAGATTTTAATTTTGATGATTATGAACTTGTTGAATTTGAAACATTTGAAATCAATACCGTAGGTTCTGATATACGCAACAAACTTAGTCCACCACTTAATTTAGTTTCTTTATTGAGAATCTATTTCACAGAAACTGGTGACAGGTTATTTGACGAAAATAGTAAAGCAAAAATTCTGCCGTTCATAAAAAAAGAAATGGATAATGCAGAAAAAAGTATAAAATACATTGCGAATCTACTTTAATGTAGTATATTTGTAATTGAAATGCGTGGGTGGCTCAATTGGTACAGCACTCCCCACAAGGGATGGTAGACAGTAGAAAAGGTGCACCGAAGTATCGCTGTCTTGTGGGTTCAAATCCCAGACTGCGCTCAAAGTTCTTTGAAAAGCTAAAGTGATTGCCGAATCAGGTTAAGATGCTCGCAAGTTGTGGATGTGTACAGTCCCATGTCAGAGGTAGAAATCACTTTAAAGATTAAATCTTTCTGCTGAGAACCAAACAGTAAGTTCTGCGTTATAGGTCGTAGGAGTGTTCATAAGAGCCTACACCATGAAAACAGTCGTTTCACTTATATGTTCTATTCTAAAGAACGGTGTTTGTTATCAGATACTTGCCACGCAAGGCACGGAGTATGTGGGTTTGGGCACATATAGGTATTCTGCATGGAAACAGACAGAAAGGTTTTTCAAAATGATTGGAAGCGAAGTGGATGTGCCATGTCTTGTGAAGAGTCGTTCCAAAGATACATACACGCAGAACCTTGTCAGTGTAAACGAAGCAAAGTCAGTATGTAGCATGCTAATGGATGAACAAAAGAAGTAATTCTGGAAACCATTAGGTACGGGTTCGAATCCTGTTCCAATCACTTAGTAATTATTTTCGATTTATTGCTTATTATTGCTATAATAATGTTTAAATATTTCTGTGCATTATGTTCTTTAAAATAGGAAAGTGATGAAGTATCAATAATACACAATTCAATATTCTTTTCTAAACAGGCTTGAAATTTACGATTATCGTTATTCTGAATTTGGCATAATTTTTCTTGACCAAATATTGGCTCATAATGAAAAATACCATTAAGCTCAAATGCAAGTTTAAGCGAAGGAATGTAGATATCTAATTCAGAGTTAATGGTTATTTTTCCATTGAAATTAATTTCTAAATTGGGATATAAATTAATTAATTCTTTTTCAAGATACTTTTCAAGTTTTGATCTTCGATTACCTGTAGTTTTATGTTTATTATTATACGTAGCAGCACAAGACTGTGAACAAAAATGATTACCAGACTTAGATTTTTTATGTGCAGAAAATATTACTTTAATTTCTTTATTACAATTTTTACATTTAGTTTTAATAGTATTTTTATAGATTCTTTGTGGACTATTATATGTAGCTGCACAACTACGTGAACAAAAATGATTTCCAGATTTAGAGTTTTTATATTGAGATAATGGTATAATCATTACAGTATTACAACATTTACACTTTGTTTTTATTGTGTTTTTATTAGTATAATATACTCCTTGACATTTTTTTGAACAAAATTTATTTATTCCCATATTGTGTTTTAATTCTCTGGTTATATTTTTTTTAAATGTTTTAAATGGTTTATTACAAGAATAGCATAAACAAGATAATAATTCTTCTGATTTGGTGTTTTGATATTCAATTTCAGTAAAATTTAGTTTCATGTGAAAATTTTTATATAAATACTTGGATATTAATTTTCGAATCCTTATCTTGCGCTCGATTACTAACACGATGGCTGCGTGTTCAAATGACGAATAACATGCCACAGGAAAATGGTTGATTGTAATAAGTTCATGAACTTTAAGGTCATGAACTTTTACGATTGGCAAAGGAAGCACCGTTACAAAGGAAAGTTGGCGACTAAACCTAACTTTGCAAGTTTGATAAATGAAACTTGTTTTTAATTAAAAATTGGTAATATGGAAAAATTTAAAATTAATTACATATTGTTTAATAATTTTCAGAATAATAAAATATTTTCTTTTGAAAAAGAACCAACAAAAGAAGAATGTAAAATTTGGCTTTGGAATATTATTAATGAATATGAGAAAGAAACTTTGGATTGGGAATTAACTATAAACGATATTGAAATAATTAAGATTAAACTTGTTTTTAATTAAAATTATTATGAGAAAAGAAATTAATAAAAATAACCGTAAAAGATTTGAAACTAATGAATTTCATAAAATCGATGATGTGATAAAATGGTTGAATCACATTAAAGCAAAAGGTGCTAATTATATTGATTTTACTGGATATTCAAATGTGGTTAAATGCAGAGCAATGTATTTGTCACCTGATGATAATTTAGAAATGAATAATGAAATTGTTGATTAAAAATAATGGAAAAGGAAAAAGAAGATAACACAGGCACAAAAAAAACCGAAGATATTTTTGAACCTTTAAGAAAGGTAATTACTGAAGCAAAATTATCGTTGGGTAAAAAATGTGAATATTGTGGCTGTTATGACGGTATCCATAGGTCGGATTGTTTATTTATGTTAAGGTTAAAATAATGGAATGCCAAAGGCTTGAACGATATGATGAAAATCTTCAGCCGGTATTTGTGCCGAAAAAAGCATATGATACACAGGATGAAGCCATTGATGTTGCAAAATTTATAAATTCTCAAGATCATGTTATTCATAAAATCGTTCCATATAAATGCAAGGTTTGCCACAAATATCATCTTGGTAGAAACGGTAAAGAATTAAAAGATAAAGAAAGACAGAAACATAAAAATCAATTATATAATAAATTATAAATCAATTAATTATGGGGTACTTACACATACAAAATCTTTACAAAAGTCAAGAAATTCTTTTATTTAAAGAATGTTATGCAATGGAAAAAATCCACGGAACTTCGAGTCATATTGGTTGGAAATTTGAAACAAAGACACTTCATTTTTTCGCAGGTGGTGAAAGTCACGAAAAATTCTGTAATTTATTCAATATCGGTTTATTGAAAGATAAATTAACTGAAATGTTTCCAGATATTGAAGTGGTTATATTTGGTGAAGCATATGGTGGCAAACAGCAGGGCATGTCACACACTTACGGCAAAGACCTTAAATTCATTGGCTTTGATGTTAAAGTTGGTGACAATTGGCTCAATGTGCCAAACGCTGAAGACGTTTGTACCAAACTTGGTTTGGAGTTCGTTCATTACGACAAAATTGAAGTAAATCTTGAAAATCTTACGGCATTAAGGGATGCACCGTCAGTACAGGCAGTTCGCAATGGTATTACAGAACCAAAGAAACGTGAAGGTATAGTTCTTCGTCCACTTGTTGAAATGAGACTTAATAATGGTGAAAGGGTTATCTGCAAATACAAACCAGATGAACAAATGGAAACCAAAAGTAAGAGAGAAGTAAGTCCAGAACAGGCAAAGATTCTTGAAGACGCAAAAGCAATTGCTGAAGAATGGGTAGTTAGTCTCAGATTACAGCACATCCTTCAGAAATTTCCAAATGATGTTAATATGGAATCTATGGGTGATATAATTAAAGCTATGATTGAAGATGTTTATCGTGAAGGCAAAAATGAAATTATTGAATCCAAAGAGGCTACTAAAGCAATAGGTGCAAAAACAGTACAATTATTTAAACAGAAACTTAACAGTACTTTGAAATAATGGCAACAAAAATTGCGATTGAAATTAAAGATTGTAGTCAATGTCCTCATTTTGATGATGAAAGGGTATATACTGCAGATAACTTTGAAATGGTATTTAAATGGACATGCACTAAAGCAAAACGTCAAATTGCTGGCTATGTTGAAACTTTTGATAAAGTACCGATACCTGATTGGTGTCCATGTAAAATATAATTGATATGGGACGATATTCACGTAAAGATATGATTGAGTTTGCAAATTTTGCAAAGAGTTATCAGTCATCCAGAAATGTTAAAGAAGCATATGCTGCTTATTTGAAAGGTGCAAGACTTGTTCCATCCAAAAAACGTGATTTAGCGGAAGAAGGTGGAAAATTTTTAATGCGATTAATGTTGAATGCTGCAGTTGTTTATATTGACGGAATGCTTGTAAAAAGCAGATATGCACCCAAAGAAGAAATTAACGATTTTGATTTTCGTGGTCGTAACTTTAAGACTGAATTCTGGAATGGAAAAACTAAAATTTTAAAACTAAAAACAATATGAAAGATGATCTTGGAAATCGCATGAAGCAATTTTACGAAGACAGAACAAGGTTTCTGCTTCCACGTAGAACATATACAATAATCCGTATTGACGGTAAGGCATTTCACACATATACCAGAGGGTTAAAACAACCTTTTGATCAAAGTCTTATTGAGGATATGGATGCTACTGCTTGTTATCTTTGCAAGAACATACAAGGTAGCAAATTTGGTTACGTACAGTCAGACGAAATTTCTATTCTTATGACTGATTTCGAAGCTATTGGCACAGATGCATGGTTCGATGGTAACATCCAGAAGATCGTCAGCGTTGCTGCTGGTTTGGCTACTGCCGAGTTCAACAGGTTAAGGCTTGTCAGAAGCATGACTGAAAAAGAAGACATGAACATTCCATATAATGCTGAGTTTTACGGAAAATTTAAAATGGCAACTTTTGATGCCCGGGTTTTCACTATTCCTGCAGATTATGAAGTTGAAAATTATCTAATTTGGAGGCAAAAAGATGCAACCAGAAACTCTATTTCAAGTGTTGCTCGCAGTCTTTATAGCCAAAAAGAAGTTGATAGCAAAAATAGTGATCAAAAACAGGAAATGATATTTCAAAAAGGTATCAACTGGAATGATTATGCTCCAAAACTTAAAAGAGGTAGGTTCATTACAAAGGAAATTCGTATATTAGAAACTCCCTTTATTTCAATAGATAAGAAGCAAACTACTTACGAAAGAAGTGTTTGGGTAAGTGTTGATTGTCCTATTTTTACACAGAACAGAGAATTTTTAGAAAATAAAATACCTAAGATGATATGAACAATGAATTTCTTGAACGGATTAAGTTGAAAAGAGAAGTACTTGAAGAAGTTAAGATAGCATTAAAAGAAAAATTCATTGGAATTGATGACGTAATAGATAAGATAATTGACAGTATTTCACTGTGGTATCTTACACCTGAACTTCAGTTCAGACCCCTCATTGTATCTCTCTGGGGTATTACTGGTGTTGGAAAAACTGATCTTGTTCGTAACCTTGTCAAACTGTTGAAATTTACTGACAAGTTCATTGAAATCCAGATGGACATGAAGAATGATTATTCTAAAAACATCGAAAATTTTCTGGAAAGTTCTGGCATTGATTCAGCAGAACCCGCAATACTTCTTTTGGATGAAATTCAACGTTATCGTACCATAGCTGAAGACGGTAGTACTATTGACAACAAATATTTCAATGATATTTGGATGCTTCTTTCTGACGGTAAATTTCAAAACAATTCTCAACGTAGAGCAGAAATACTGGAGTTGTTATTCGAAGAAATGTATTATACTGACAGAAGAGAAAATAGTCCTGATGATGATGAAGTTGAAGATAAGCCAAAAAGACAAAGTGGTAAGAATAAAAAACCAAAAATAACAAACGAAGGAAAGAAAGAAAAAAATTATAAGTTCAAAACTTCCTATTGGACTGCAAACAGATTTAAAAAAATGCTTAATCTTAAAATTTCTGCAGAAGAAATCATGAAAATGAGTGTTAAGCAACGTATGGAAATCATGGAAGATAGTCTAAAATTGGGTAATGTCAATGAAGGCAAAACATACGAAAAAATGTTGATTTTCATATCTGGTAATCTTGACGAAGCGTTTACAATGGCTGAAGAAGTTGAAGACAGTGAGAGGGATGCTGATATATATCATGAACTCAGTAAGAGAATCAACATTATTCATATTAAGAGTGCACTTGCTAAACAGTTCAAGCCAGAACAAATAGCAAGGTTCGGAAATAACCATGTCATTTATCCCTGTTTGGATAAGAAAAGCTATTATGAAATTATTAAAAGAAATTGCGCAATGATTCTTAATAGGGTTGAAACCGAACACAACCTTAAAATCACATTATCTGATGCCGTATACGATGCAATATACAGAAACGGTGTATTTCCAACACAAGGTGTGAGACCAGCAATTTCAACGGTATATAATTTACTTGGTAGTAATCTCCCAACGTTCTTATATCTATGTCTTGTAAATAATTTAAATAAAATGCATATTGATATTAAGAATAATTTTCTTTTCGCAAAAATTAATGATAAAAGATTTGATAAAGAAGTTGTCCTTGATATTGATAATATCCGTGACAGAAAAACAAAGGACGAAAAAATACTTGTAACCGTTCATGAATTGGGTCATGCGTTATTGTATGCAATTTTATATAAAACTCCACCAAGACAGATTAATTTAAACAGTTCTGGTTTATCTGAAGGTTTTGTTATCAACCATAGTTCAATCGAGAATAAAACATTTTTAAGAAATCGTATTGCAATTTATTTGGGTGGTTTGGTTGCTGAAGAACTTGTTTTTGGTGAAGATTTTAAATCGATTGGTGCACATGCAGATATATCGAATGCAACTGATGCAGCAGGTAGATACGTTAGAAATTATGGTATGGATGGCATCATTTCAAGAGTAATTAAGAAAGAAGCACCACAGCCACAAGAACTTAATTATAGCACCGAAAAAACCGATGACATTATAGAAGGAATATTAAAAGAAGAGAAAACCAGAGCCAAAGACCTTTTAAATGAAAATATGAATATTTACAAATTATTAATCAAATATGCCGTTGATAATAAAGGAATTACCATTACGCATTTTCTTGAAATTTGTAATGTAAATGGTCTGGATTTGAAACAAACGAATATTAATGACAAGTTATCATATTCGTATGAAGACAAGGTAACAAAATTTTTAGGTTAATAATTGTAACCTTCTTTAATGTTAATACGTATAAAAGAAAAAATGACAATATGGATACTATTAATAAACTTTTATGGGTTTTGGTTATCACTATGGTTGGTTTATGTATAGGATTTGCAATTTTTTTATACAAACATGAAAAAGAAAGAAAAAAAGAACTACTCAAAGCCATTAGTGACTTTGATAACACTGGACAACCAAATCAGTCTGTGCATGATGCCACATCCGCCTCACCCACATAAACCACCAAAACATGATGCTTTCGATAGTCCATTTAATACACCTTTTAATTAAAAACAACTTAAACTTAAACATATGTACGAAATTACAGAACAAGAAAAAACTGATCTCCTGAAACTGGACGAACTTAATAGTTATTTTTTTATTGATGAATGCGGAGCATTTATGTGGAGAATGAATCACGACATGGCTCATGGGAGAATACCTCATGAATCACATCCAGCAATTCAGGAAGACATTAATAAAATAAGAGTTCTTCAAAAATTCGTAGTGGATACCATCTTATCGAAATTTGGCGTTGACCCCGAATCAGTTACCGATAGAAATGGAAGTTATTGGAAATGGTATATGTTCTGGGATTCTTGGAAAAAGGGTCTTTCGAACGAAGATTGGGAAGCAATAAATATTCTTATGTCGGAAGACAAACCAATCGATCAATATTTACCAAAGGGTACTTGGCAGGAGTACGTAATACCTGAGTAATGTATAAGGTAGTTACAGAAGACCTGAAGTCCTTGGGATTGAGGAAGAATCCAAACATAATGACATTTCCAATTGGTGAATGGGTACAAGAACCAAATCCGAGAATGAATAAAATGGATATTGGTGGAATTTGGTGTACACGAACGCTATCAAATGCAAAAAGATTGAAGAAATATTATGAAGAAAAATACGGTATTGCAAAAATATATGAATGTGAAATTGCAAGAGTATTATATGAAAATTCGTATCGACTAAAAACAGATTGGGTTAAATTAATAAAAGAAGTATAATGGAAGAAGAAAAAGTTTTGGCTCTTAGAGCATATTATTTTGTGCCATATAACATCAGTCAAATGCAGATGGGTATACAGGCAGGACACTCTGGTTGGAGATATGCAAGAAAGTATTTTGCTGATCGTCCAGAAACATGGGAGTTTGTCGATAACCATGAAACCACAATCATTCTTGATGGTGGCACAACCAATAGTCGCAGGGATTTTGAAGGCGTTGCTATTGGCACACTTAACCAAATTGGTGATGCATTAATGGAAAACGATATACCCTTTTCATACTTTGAAGAAATTGATTTGAATGATGCATTGACAGCACTTTGCTTTCTTGCAGATGAAAGAGTTTTTAATAAAGTAGACTATCCAGATTTTGTGGACTATGTAATTAAAAAACAGGGTTCTGAAGGGTCAAATTATGTTCAAATTAAAATAAAACCACAAGAAGAATTAATAGAAATTTATTCTGATTATTATAAAGAATGGGTAAGACTTGTTGGCGGTGTTAAGAATGTGTTTTTACGTGATTTACTTAAAGATAAAAAACTTGCAAGATGAAAACAGAAAATGAAAATAGTTTTTTTGAGTTTATTAATGATATTATTGGGTTTTTCGGCTCAATTGGAAAGAGTGTACTTCCTAAGAAACTTTCTCCAGAGCAATTAGCATTACTTGCTGCAGACGAAGCACTTGTAATTGAACGTTCTAAAGAAATTGCAGACGTTCATTATAAAAGAGAAGAAAGATATCAAGAAAACCATGATAATATCTGTCCTAATTGTAGAGCAAAAAAAGGTGAAATTGTCAATAAAATCAAACAAGTTCAAGGTGGTGGTAGTGTCGATGGTAGTTTCAGCAGTGGTCTGTTTTATGGTTCAGGTAGCGTACATGGCTCAATGAAGATTGATACCTTTGGAGTAAACCATTGTAATAGTTGTGGAAATGAATGGAAAAAATATAATAAAGAGTTTTTAAGTTCAAATCAACCCCCAAGAGACGGTGTGAAATATGTTGCACGTGTTATAAAAGACCCTATTGAATACAAATGGGCAGATAATCTAATTAAAGTTTTTGATGGATGTTATGTCGAAACTATTCTTAAGTATGCCGAAGAAAATCAGTACAGTCTTTACGATGATGATAAAAACATATTGTGTTTCAGCACACTAAACAAATATTTTAAATCCATTTGGGATGACCCTAATGTGCCTAAAACACTATTGAAATTACTTTGAAAAAATTTCTTACTATATTATTTTTACTTATAGTTATTTACATATTAATTCATATCTTTGTACCATGAAAAAACACGTAACGGTAATTGTAACTGGAGAAACTGCAGCAGGTAAATCATCTGTGATGTATTTAATTGAAACTCTTCTTCGTGATAATGGATATACTGTTGAAGTTGATCTCGAAAATCAACACGACTATGATAAAAGCATTTATCATTTTCATAATGCAATGAGTTACCATAAGGAAGAGCGATTCGCTGCCCTTAAGGAAAATGTAAAAATAACTTTAAAAGAAATGCCAATGAGAAATGCTCCGCAAATCAACGAAAAATACGAAAACGAAGTCAAAGCCAATAAAAACGATTGATATTGAAGTAGCAATAGCAAAGGCTTATGGTGTAAGAAAAAACATTATTGTACCGAATATCAGTTGGGGATTTGGAGGAATGCATGAGTGTGATATGTTTATTGTGTCAAAAGCAGGGATAGTCACAGAAATAGAAATTAAGTTAACCAAAGCAGATTTACTTGCAGATTTTAAAAAGGGACATGACCATAAAGACAGACAAGGACGAATAACTTACTTTTTCTATGCAATGCCCCAAACGATGTATGAGAAATGTAAAGACTTAATACCGCCAGATGCAGGAATATTAAGTTGTTACAGAAGCGAGTGGGATGAAAATAAAATTTATGTGAGTGAAAAACGAAAGGGAATAAAACGAAAAAATGCGAGAAAATTAACGCCTGAAGAACAATTTAAAATAGCTTGGCTTGGCACAATGAGAATATGGAATTTGAAAGAGAAATTAATAAAATTACAAAATGAACACACCACAATTTAAAAACAGACCCAACTATCATCTGAGGTACAACTACAATGATGGTCGTGGACTTAAGATTGATCAGGACTTTTGGATTAGTAGATCAGTTGCAGTTGTTGGCGTTGTATTGGCTGACACTGTTGAAGGATTAAAAGTTCTTATAGCAAAACGTTCAGAAAGGATGCTTGATGAAGGTGGTAAGTGGGGTGTGCCTTGTGGTTATCTTGATTGGGATGAAACAACTCATGAAGCAATGGTAAGAGAAGTGTATGAAGAAACTTCTGTTTATCTTCCAGATATTGAAAAACAGCTTATATTTAATAATAATAAGCAACCAATTTATATCAGTGATGACCCAAACAGTAAGCGTCAAAATATTTCATTGATATACCTTTCAGCATATGATTTTGTTGATAAAATGAGTAAATTTCCACTTCATGCAGAAGGTTTTTCAAATAAAGAAAGTGCAATGGTTAATTGGGCGAAACTTGTTGACTTTTATGAAAGATGTGGTCGGTATCAATGGGCATTTCATCATGATGATACAATAAAAGATGCGGTCAAATTTTTTAACAAAAATTTTAACGGAAAATGAACGGTACGTTTCATAAGAGAGCTAAAAAAGATTACTGGAATGACCCAATAATGGCTGCTAAACGTAAAGCATATAAAAATGTTTATATACCTAAAAGTCTTAGAAATAAAATTAAAATATATGTCAAAAAAAACGGTGAAGTTGCAATTAAAAATATCGAAAACATGAAAATAATAACAGGAAAAGATTTACGTAAATTGGGATTTAAAAAGCAGGTTGAATTACCTACTTTAGACCCTGAAGATCATGGATATCATTATTATACATATGAAATAACTGAAGAATGTTTATTGATTTCGTGTAGTAATGACGAAAAGATTAATGATGGCTACTTAGTGGAATTTTATGAAATATATCAACCAAGAATTTCTGATTTAAAAGATTTAAAGATACTTATTAAGATACTTGAAAGGGCAAATGGAAGAAAATAAGGAAATACTTAAGCAATTATTTAATGATTTTGCGCAAAAACAAGTGAGAGAAAATCTTGGTGAAAATCAATTACAATTACTTACTGGTAAAATAATTACGTTTAATACCGAACAATTTGATGGTCTGGTAAAAATTAAACAATGGCTTAAAAAAAGAGATTCAAAATTTTTTACATTAGCAGGTTATGCAGGTACAGGAAAGGCACAACCATTATATTCTAAATTATATACACCAAATGGATATATTACAATGGATGATGTAAAAATTGGTGATTTGGTTATGGGTAGTGATGGAAAACCAACTAAAGTACTAAATGTATTTCCACAAGGAATTAAGCCAATGTATAGAGTTACTTTCTCTGATGAATTCTATGTTGATTGCTGTGAAGATCATTTATGGAAAGTAAAAACATTTAAAGACAGAAATCGTCAACGAACATTTATTTTTAAATTTAAAAAATATAGAGAATATTATTCAATCTTATCAACTAAAGAAATGATTGATAATGTTTATTATATTAGAAATGATGGAAGTGTTCAATTTAATTATAAAATACAAGTAAATTCTGCAGTAGAATTTAATAGAAAAGAATTGCCTATCGACCCATATTTATTAGGAGTATTACTTGGTGATGGTGGATTAACTCAAGGCAGTGTTAGGTTTACTTCAATTGATAATGAAATAATAATGAAAATCGAAAAAATTGTTAATCATAATTATGATAATTTATTTCTTAAACAGATTTCAAACACTATTGGATATTCTATTTCAGGTAAAAAAGGAAATAAAAATAAATTATATCATGACTTACAAGAATTAAAAGTTACTGTTAAATCAGAAAAAAAATTCATACCTGAAATATATAAATATTCTTCAATTAATGATAGAATTGCAATATTACAAGGATTAATGGATACCGATGGAACTATTGATAAAAATGGTTGTTATATTTCATATGCAACCGTTTCATTTAAACTTGCTAATGATATTTGCGAATTAGCTCAGTCATTAGGATGTGTAACAAAAATTAATTATAGACCTAATTCATTTCAAGGATGTTATATTATAAGTATCAATCAAACAAATAATTTTAAGGTATTTTCATTAAATAGAAAACAAAATTTAGTAGTAAATAAAAGTAAATATAGAACTCCACGATATATTTCTAAAATTGAATACATAAAAAACGTTGAACAAAAATGTATAATGGTTGATGCTAAAGATAATCTATATCTTACCGATAATTTTACTGTTACACACAATTCTACAATTATAAAAAAAGTACTTGATACTTATCGTTATGGTGTTGTGGTAAGTGCTCCAACACATAAAGCCAAAAAAGTTGTTATGAATACTACTGGCATGGATGGTCAAACACTTCATGGATTGCTTGGATTAAGACCAGATGTTAATTTGGATGAATTTAATCCTAATGACCCTAAGTTTAATCCGATTGCAATACCAAGAATATCTGATTATAATTGGGTTATTATTGATGAAGCCTCAATGATCAATCAAGAATTATTTAATTTAGTTATTGAAAAAACAAAAGATACTCGTACCAATGTTTTATATATGGGTGACCCTGCACAAATCCCACCAGTTGGTGAAAAAGAAAGTGCAGTCTTTACTCAGGGTACACATGAAAGTCATTGGCTTACAAAAATCGAAAGACAAAATGATACCAATCCACTTGCATTTGTTTATGATGCACTTAGAAATAACCTTAATCGTCTTGATGGTGGTTTCTTAAGAAAGTCAGTTATGAATGAATTGGGTGAAGGAGTAATATTTACAGTTGATAAACGTGAATTTCGGACTGCAATTCTTGATAAATTTCAATCACCTGAATTCAGGGAAGACAGTGATTTTGCGAAAGTTATTTGTTGGCGCAATGAAACCGTCATGGCATCAAATATGGTCATTAGAAAGGCTTTATTTGGTGAAAAAACGGATATTATTGAGATTGGCGATCTCCTGATGGGATATCGCAGCATTATGAACGATAAACAGAACTATAATATAATTGAAAATTCTGCAGATTATACTGTTCTTGAAAAATCTGATTTGTCAGAAAATGCATATAATTTGAAGGGTTATATGATTAAAATAAAAGAAGACCTTGCACATGGTAAACATAAACTTCAGGATGTGTTTATAATTAATCATATTGATCACGATAATTTGCACAAATATGCAGAAATGCATGATATGTACCGTGATATGGCTAAAGCCAATAAAAAATTATGGACAAAATATTATGATTTTAGACGTGGTAGTATGATAATGGTGACTATTGATAAATATAGAAACGGTTTGTATAGACCAAAGAGTGAAATAATTGCAAAAGATTTTGATTATGGTTATGCTATTACTGGTCATAAATCACAAGGTTCAACATACACACATGTGTTTGTGCTTGAAAATGATATTAACGATAATTGGGTTTTAAAAGAAAGAAATCAAATAAAATATGTTGCTTTGACAAGACCTTCGATGACAGCAACGGTTCTTACTACAAAGATTGATTATTAAAATAGTATGAAAATACAATTGATTTTTGCTTGGTTTGATTTTTGGATTGGTATATTTTACGATCAAAAAAAACATTGGATATATCTTTTTCTTATACCGATGTGTGGTATAATTATTAAATTAAAAAAGAAATCAAAAATAAATATTAATGACCCTAACCAACCTTGGAATTGGAGGAAATAATTATGAAAAATTTTTTAAAAACGGTTAATTGGAAATTTATCGTAAAAGCAGAAGCATGGTGCTTTCTATTTTTAATTGTTTCATATACACTTGGAAATAGTAAATTTCCACATCATGTATGGGCAATATTTGCAATTATGATAGTATTTGGTTTACTATTATTAGGTGAAGCATATTCAAGATATACACATAAAGAAGAAGATGGAAAGAATAACGGATAAATATGTGTTCTTTTGGAACGGAGAATTCTCCAATTGGTTTGAATGCAAATTTCCTTTTATTAAATATAAAGGTTTGACATTTTTCAACAGCGAACAGGCATTTATGTGGGAAAAAGCAATTTTTTTTGGTGATATGGAAATTGCCAAAAAAATTGTTGAAACACCAAATCCAAAAGAAAATAAAATATTAGGTCGTAAGGTTAAAAATTTCGATAAAAACAAATGGTTAAGAGAAGGATATGAAATTATGATCGCTGTTAATCTTGCTAAGTTTGGTCAAAATTCAAGATTGAAAGCAATTTTACTTTCTACTGAAGATAAGATCATTGTTGAAGCCAGTCCATACGACACAATCTGGGGTATTGGCTTACATTGGGAAGATGATAGAGTTTTAGATGAAAAGAACTGGAGAGGTATGAACCTTTTAGGTAAAGCATTAATGGAAGTTCGTGAAAAATTAGGAGGTCAATAAAATGAAAAAAGTAATTGATTTTATAATAGAACAAGGATTAGAATTAGGTAATTATCCAAGTTTACTTGAGCCATTACAAAAAAACTTTAACATAAAAGATCATAATAATAATGAAGCTACGGAAGACTTTATTAATACGGTGATATTCTGGGAGAATCACACCGAAATTTATGATTCTCTGGAGAAATTTTTAAGTGACAGATTTATTTTAAAATAATTTGTAACCAATTCAAATAATTTTCGTATAATTACACAATGAAAAAAGTATTAATTATAGTACGTGGATTACCAAATTCAGGTAAATCAACATTTGCGAAATTACTTGGAAAAGCAATTTGTACCGCAGATGATTGGTATACTCGTAAAGGCATATATGCATGGGACTACAGATACATAGGTGAAGCACATGAATGGTGTGAACGTAAGTGCAGAAGATTCATGCAAAAAGGCATTTCACCAATTATTATTACTAACACTAATGTTACTGAAAGGATAATGCGACCATATGTTGATATGGCTGAAGATTTCAGTTATATTACATATTTTATTGTAGTTGAAAATAGACACGGAAATAAAAATTCGCATGGTGTTCCTGAAGAAACAATTGTAAAAATGAAAGAACGTTTAATAAATAATATAAAATTATAAAATGAATAAGAACGAAATAGTTTCAATAATCAATCCAGAAAATGAAATTGAAACTGTAATTTGTAATAACGAAGATTTTATTACTGGTTGTTATTATGGTAAACCAAGACCCGGACATAAAGAAGGTCAGGTAATTTACCATATCAAAGAAGTGCTTGCAAACATTGATCAATATGCTGAAACTGAAGACGAAAGAAAAGCGTTGCGTTTAATTGCAATGGTGCATGATA